TATTCCATTCAATGTACCAATCAAAATATCACCCCCATCCGAACCACTTATGTATATTCCTAAATTGCTCGCAGTAGATGATGAATAAAATGCATCTAAATTTAATTCATATGTATTTGTACTTTTTAAATCTAACGATGATGTATATCTTAATATACCACTACCATTTAATTTTAATCCACTTTCAATTTTATCATTGGTCAATGAAGTATTTAATGAGCCGGTATTCCAAAAATTATTAAGTGTTTCTGATGTAAATATTCCCGTATTACCAACAACACTTCCTGTTAATCCATATGTAGTTAATAGTTCTTTTGATTCAACTAATATATCTTGAACCATATCATAATCGGAAATATCTCCCAAAGATGTTCTGAATACTTTTATTCGTTTCACATCTCCCGCAAATGTTTCCAAATTAGAAACTTTTATATTAGCAAACGATTGGTTGATACCGGTATTAACTTTTATACCCGTATTTGAATCGATTCTAAATACAGGCGATATCACTTCCGAAATTGTTGCAGTTGGCCTTCTATAAAAACGTATTTTTGTAGTATTTGCTAATGTTGGATTTACATTAACGTTTCTTTGCCATTTTACGTTGTAAGTACCTTGCCAATCAATTGGTATTGGCGTTAATAATCCATTATCATCATAATATGAACTTAACTCTCCTAAAATAGTAATGGTACATGGTCCATATGCGGTTGTATCTGGATAAACATAAACAGCTACAACTTTAGAAACACCTTCATAGTATTCAGTTGTGAATTGTTCGCCATTTATATTAGTAATTACAGTACCTTCGCCCGGTTCATAATATATAACGTTGCCAGCAGCATCTTTAATTTCTATTTTAATTAAAGTATCCGCTACTAATTCATTTGAGCCTGCTATTAAGAATGCGTTTTTACCACCGGTAAATGCATCTGGTAATTCTGTTACATTGAAATATGTACTATTTGGATTAGTATCTTGTACAAAGGTATTGTATCTATCTAAATTTTCTGCGAATAATGTTTTTTTGATTATAGCCATTTGTCAAATTTCTTTATTATAAATATTCACAAAAAATTATTTATCTCATATTTATATAAAGAAAACTAATAAAAACTAAAGAAAACTAAATGTTATGAAATACGCAATGTTGCAAATAAAAAAAGAAACCCACGAACTTCTCAAACAATATTGTGAAGAACATGGGTTTAAGATGGGTAGCTTGGTTGAAAATTTAATTAAGAAACACGTTGGTGTTACTAAACCTCAAGCGGGTGTGTTAAGAGCTGATAAGGTTAAAAATCAATCTTACTAAACCCATCTACTTTCTTTATTTCTATTAATCCATCTACGATATCTCTCATTTGTTCTAAGTGAGAAATCATCCAAATGAAATCGAATTGAGTTTTTAAATACTGCATCATCATAAATAATGATGATAAGTTATTTGCATCCAATGTACCAAATCCTTCATCGATTACTAAGAAGTTTGGACGAGGTAAGTTACATATGTTAATCAGAGCTACTCTAATAGCCAAACCACTTACGAACTTCTCCATTCCACTACACATTTCCAATGGCCATTCTTGGTCTTCGTAAACGATTTTTGCGTTGATGTTTTTTCCATCAATATCCATTACGATACTAAAATCAACAACTTGTCCTAATATATTATTGATTTCATTTTCAATAACAGGCATAGCTTTGGAAATCAATTCATAAGGAATACCATCACGCTTCACCGCATCTAAATAATAGGTGTATAGGCGGTTCTTTTCTTCCAAATCCTTAACTTCATTCATCTTAGATTTAATACCTTCTATAAACGATTCTAATGAAGAAATAGAGCCATTCAATCCAGCTATATCTTTATTAATAGATTTAATTTCTAATTCAATCTCACCTTTAGTTCTATTTAATCCATCGATAACGGATTCTATTTGTTTGTTACGTTTAATAGTATCTTCATTATCGTGATACTTTTGGATATCAGTATTTACTTGCTCTAATTGAGTATCATATAATTGTTTTTGAGTTTCAAATCCTTTTAATTCGGCAATTGTTTTTTCTTTAATTACAATTGCTTTTTGGTACTTAGATTTTAACTCAACCAACTCATCCCATTGTTCTTCTACATCTGCAATATACGATGCCTGTTGGATTAGAGATTGGCGTTTGTTTCCTAATTCTTCTAATTTATCTTCTTGTTCTTCTACTTTAGATTTAGTTTCCAACGCATCTTTTACAAACACATTATCCATACAAAACTTACAATTTGGGTCATATTCATGCTTCTCCAAATGTGAAAGTTTTTCTCTGTTAGATTCTAAAGATTGTTCTAATAATTGAATCTGATGTTCTGTTTCGTTTATATCACTTTTATATTCATCCCATTCCTTTTTAGCATCTTCAATTGGTTGACCATTTATAATCTTATGTTCTTCAATGGATTGGGATATGTTAGCAATTGTTTGAGTATATTCATCCAATTTACCTTTCTTAACTTTTTCTTCAGAAAGAACGTGTAAAATATCAAATCCGATTTGATTTTTTTTCTTTTCTAACTTGTCTAAATCTAAATTAGCATCTACCAATACTAACTCTTTTGTTAACCCCAATATTCTATTAGATAAATCTACTACATCATTTGTTTTTGCTTCTAATTCCTTTTCTTTACCTCTTAATTCGGATTTTTTAGTTTGCTTTTCTAATCCTTTTTCAGCCAACTCTGTCGTAAAGTCGGTTTTCTTAAAATTTTTGATAAGTACTGATACCTCTTTAATATCTTCGGTTGCGGTTTCGTATAATTTATCAAATACATTTAATCCCATAAATTGTGCTAATAAATCTTTTCTTTCACTTTGAGATTTATCAATGAATATAGAATTATTACCTTGTAAAGATAAAGCAGTTAATACAAAATCTTCGTACTTACCAACATATTGTTCAATTACTGCGTTTGTATCTCTACGTTCCGTACCATTTAAAGAAGTTGTAACACCACCTTCTTCTTTCCAAAATTGTACATCTACTTTTACGTTCTTTCCTTTGTTAATTGTTCTAGCGGTTCTCTTAATAAAGAAATCTATTCCGTTAACTTGGAAGTGTAGTTCACATTCGAAATCGGATTTACGATTATTCATAATGTTTTGAGCTTTAAATGCTCTACTACTTTTATCGTATAAACAAAATGATATTGCATCAAATAGAGAAGATTTACCTGCTGCGTTTGGTGCAAATAATCCCATCAATCCTCCAATCTTCTGAAAATCGATTTTATTGTTCTCCCCATATGAGAACATATTACTGAATGTAAACTTAATTGGTTTCCAATGAATATTTCTATGTACTTCTTCTTGTGTTATTCTACTATTGATATCTCTATTGATTATTTCTAATCCATCCAAATCCGTAGTGGTTGTAAACGGCATCATTCTTTGAACGTAATCTCTTATCAATGTATTTTGATGATTTACATCGGTTACATCTTCGAAATCCAACTTACTTAAACGATTACCAGTCTTTTGCTTATTAAATGAATCGGTTCTGATGATTGTGAAATCTTCAACACCATATCTCATTTTAATTTCAGTAATAACTTTCTTTGTATCCGCTGTATCAGTATTAGATAAACGAACTCTCAAACGGGGTTTCTTTGGCATATCCGTTACAATAGGTACTACACCATTATCCACATCCAATGTATAATAACCATATTCATTTGGAATATCAATTGCTTCGTATTTCATTGAATCCATATCCCAGACTAAGAATCCATGTCCATTTAAACTTTCGCCAAAATTTTGTTGAACCAATGAACCAGCATAAACTACCTTACATCCACTTGGCGAAATCATAGTTTGTCTTTTATGAATATCACCTAATAGAGCCAAATCATATCCATCGAACATATCGGTAGTAAAGTGTCTACTACTAACTACATATCCAACATCGGTTTGTGAATTATCTACCGGTCCGTGAAATAATGCTACCTTTTTATTTCCAAACATTGTGTTAGCTTTGGGCCAATTTTCTTTTTTATCGAAAATACTAAACACTCCAAAATCAACATCACCAATAGAATATACTTGCGTATCTCTTAGGTATGTGAAATTGGGAAGATTCAATGCTTCTACAATAGGAGTAAGTACATCTAATCTATCCGAATTATTCATATTACAATCGTGATTGCCTGTAATAAGGATAGTTTCACAATGTTTAGAACATTCAGTAAATAACCAACTAATCTCTCTTACTAATTCAGGAGATAGTTCCAATTTGGCATGAGCAATATCACCTGCTAAATAAATGATTGAATTTTCCGTACCTCTTTTACGGATTTCTTCAAACATCTTTTCAAACACTTTTCTATACTCTTTGTGTCTTTGTACGTTACGAATGTGTACATCCGCAATATGATAGATTGTTTTTAATCTTTTCATAAACTATTTATTTTGTTTAATAGTAACTCTTCGCTTGAAAACTCTTTAGTTTTCTTTAGTTCTTCATAAAATTTTACATATCCCATATCAGATGCATCTTTATCTTTAAGATACATCATCTTAACATTTATTCCCTGCTTTCTAAAATAATCAGCAGCTTTAAGTGCTTCGTTGATGGCATCGTTATCCAACGAAATTATAATATCACTAACGCCACTCATAAAGATTTTCTCAACCAATTGTTTGGATGGAAACTTTCCTAGAAGTGGAATTGCGTTTCTTTTAATTGTAATTGCATCAAAAACTCCTTCACATAATATAATCGGTTCATTCCAATTAACTTGCGATTCGAATCCTATTATATTTTTACTGATTGGTGGGTTTTTGTATTTCATCTTTTCTTCCGAGTAATATGAACGAGAAACAAAATAGTTTAATTGTCCATTTGAATCGTAGGATGGTATAATAACTCTACGGGAATATAATCCTTCTTTACAATAACCAATATTATATTTAATAATCTCCTTCATACCAATTCCTCTTTGCGTAAGATAAAACATAGCATGTTTATATTCAGGATTAAATCCTTTTGGTTCTTCTGCTAATGAAATAAATTCTTTTGGAAGTTGGATGAATACCTTTGTTTCGGCATCTTCCTGCTGCGGTGTCCAATTACTATCACCATATATTTCTCTAATAAGAGATATGGTTTTTCTATCTACATCTAATTTACGAAGTAAAGATGTGAGTTTTTTACCACCACTATTACAAGTCCAACAATGCCACTTTTGAGTTTCGGTATTAACTTGCAGTTTTGGTTTATGGTGATTACAAAAAGGACAATGGAATGCTAATTCATTACCCTTTAGAGTAAGACCGCTACCCAATACAGTAGTAAGGGCATTAATTACCTTATTTTTATCATTGCTACTTAACACAAACCAAATATACTACAAATATTTGAAATTACCAAATTTTTATGGTTCTAAAAACCATTCTTCTGGTATTTCTTTATCTGCGTATTTGTAACCATTCTTTTCACACCACATTCCGTAGGTTGTTTTAGAATTTTTACTGATTTTGTTCTTTGAGTTGGAAAATACGAAACGAATATCCAAATTTGGATGCTGTTCCTTTACTAATTGATGTTTTTTTCTATCTGCTGCAACAAATCTACCTTTGGTTTCAATTATGATTCCATTTGGTAATCTAAAATCAGGATTGTAAGTATGTTGAGAAGCAGGTATAATATAAGCCACTTTTTCGGACTCATATTTAACTTCAATTCCCTTACTTGCAATTTGATTGGAAATATTTTCTTCAAGGCCGGATTTGAATCCATACTTTTTAGCAACCCATTTAGAGCTGTTCTTTTTTGTAACTTTTTTAGCCATTAATTATTTTTTTACCGAATCGGAGTATTTCTTATCGCTAACTTCTCCACCTCTTCCGGTTTTGAATTTTGTAGCAGTTATTACTTGGTCTATCTC